TACCAACGCACTGCAATAGTGACGCTACTCAGTCTCACTATCTGACTTTGCAACATCAGAAGCCACACTAGGATCAACCTTAGTTTGAGATAAATCTCGCTCTAGGATCGATTTAGCTTTATCAAGAGGACTCCGAAGAATAACATCTTCTTTGTCTTTCTGCTTCAATGTCTGAGATTGCTCGATATCGTGCCCATTACACCATTGTGTAGTGAGCTTGGCGACAGCAATAATTCTCTGACGTTCTGGTTCGCTCATAGCGGACAAGTCTAACTTGCCGTTAAGCTCCATTGGAGTTGAACCGTCGCTCAAGATTACTTTCTTCTTGAACTCGAGTATACGTGTTGAAGATTCATACTTTAACATTCGTACGCTCCTAATTACCGTTATATCCGAAGTTTTCTTCACCTTGGCGCTTTTCTGCTTTGGCTTTGAGTTCTTCGTACCTTTCGGTGTTTTTACAGCCTTTGCTGAGGTCTCTACTTTTGTAGATGTCTCTGTATCTGACTGGACTGCTGGGTTTTTCTTTGGAAGAGTATTCTCTTTCATCTTTAATTACCTGTATGACTGATTGGCCGGTATACGGTTTCTCAGTGTTATTTAAATATCCGTGAGCGGAAACGCTTACACGGCTGTTTTGGAGTAGTAATAAGCTAGGTTTTATGCCTTTATCTTTATGATATTGGTTTAACCTAACGATCGTATCTTCGATATACCTAAAGGTATTCGTAGACGGTGCTGAACGCGAGTCATCGCGTGTCTTGGCGATTGGGAAATCAGTCAAGCAATTAAGCTCTTCCTTCACTCCTATCTGCAACCATTCTGAGTTGCTAATGCCATATCCGTTCATCGAGTAAAACTCGAATCTACGTTGTAAGGCAAGTTCAACGTCGAGCGCCCCTATAAGGGTTTCCCGGCCATAGAACGCAACAAAGTCTTTTTCCAAGCGCTTCACTGCAAAATACTCTTGTTGAGTCATGGCAAGCCATGATTTCCAAGAAATCTCTGCAGGTCTCCAGTCATAACCACCCAGATCAACGGGCAGGTATACTCGCAAAGCTTGGCTCCTTTCCCAAGGAGTTAGCCATTTGAGCCCATTCATTCCGTAGAACCTTAAGGTATCCACGATTTGACTGTGACTTATTAGGATCTTTGTCTTCATTGAAGGGTTTGCACCCTCTGATGAGACTAATTTTCCTACAAACTCAGCGTACTCGTTAGAAATCAACGATTTACTTAAGTTTATTTCTACACCAATCGAAGACATAGTCTCCGAGTAGGATAGTGCTAATTGCTCATTCGAAATGACAATATCATCACCTACGATTTGGAACGGTCGATCCATTATGCCCAATTTGGTACATAGTGTCTCTACCAGCGCCGCATGTGTAAGTGTTGCCACATGGAATGATGGACCGTAGCCTAAGGGTTGCCCCACAGACCAAGTAACATCACTACGAATTGCTCTACATATCCAGGACTTGCTGACTACGAGTTTAAACCACTCGACATCAATATCCTGTATAATTCCTTTCCCTACCAGTTTGTCTAAAACGACTAACTGAAGGCTAAGTGGGAACCGATCGGTAAAAGCAGAAGCATCAAAGCTCCATACCCTTCGATCTTGTGACAGCCATTTGGTGACAGTTGAGATTCCTCTCTCCTGGTCATCTGTGCATATCACATCAGCATACGCTAATTTGGTGTACGCCCAAAGTTTATCTTTGAGTGGTTCACCTATAGCTTGGAACGCTAGCAGTGGGTTAGCAACCCATCTAGCTTTAGCTCCGCCTTCCTGTATAACACTTAAGGTGCCTGCTTGCAGGTCCTTAAACTTAACATCAGGATATGTCATCTTTGGTACAGGTCTCCCTTTACCCATAAGACGACTGCTAACAAACTCTTGGTTTTTACCCCAAAGCTTATTAGTTTGTTCATCAGATGCAAAGTAATCAATCCACTTTGCAACTTGAACGTCATTCCGCTTAGTAGAACGCAAGTATATACTTGGCTCTCTATCGTCTTCAGGAATGATAAACGCAGGTGATCTCTTTTTACTGTTTCCGATCATATCGGGTAAAGTTTTAGATCTTTCACCTTCACTCAGTATCCTACTCCGGATATTTGAGCTAACATGGCGAATCCACAAAGTCTCTTCGAGATTCTGTAGGACAGTCATGTCCGCATTACTTTGACTAAGAATAGCAGACTTCATCTTAATCGTTTGCTTCTTTGACACGCTACTAAGTTTTAACACTTGGTAGATGCGGAGAAACGCCTCTATCCGCTTGAGGTTTTTACCATCACGCGGACTGGACAGGACATGGTGCACTAAGCCGTCTTTGGCTATAATGTTACCTTTCCTATTTCTTCTGGTAGCCCATCCTACAGGTAGAGTATACTCGCCTGATTCTAGGTTGTGTTTGAAAGCGACTTTGAGGGCTTTTAACCTCTCTACAGTCCATTCGATTCCAGAATGGTTACACCACTTATGAACCAAACTCGCATAGCGAGCTGATTCTTTGGATGGATAACCGATTGCTTGCAGATGCTGGCATACGCGATCTTTGATCATATGTCTTCCTCTTTAAGATTTGACACTACGTTGCGGCCATCTCTGGTCACGGGAAAGCACCTAATAAGG